TGCCCCCGTAAACGTCAGGATAACCGTATCGGCCATCATCTGGGCAAACGGGAGTACCCATTCTTCCGCTGTCGTGAAGCGCAACGTCTTACCGATGCGGGACCCTAGCACGACTTGACAGGTCAACAGCGTCCCGGAGTTGCCGCTGTTGTCGTAGATATGCCCGGGATCTTCTAGGTCCGTGGGGTCAGTGAAACCCACGAACTCATTAGACGACTCGCTGAAGACCGAGCCGTTCGCAAGCCCGTCGAGATTGAAGACGAAGCCGTCGCTCCCTCCGTCGTAGAACTTGTTTCCAACGAACGAGCCAAGGTATCGCCCGGCGGCCTCGTTAGAATGGGCGTCGATGTGATGGTAGACGCCCGACGTCACGGCGGACGCATCAAAGTTACATTGCGAAACAGAGAAGTCCGGACCTGTGATGATGGCGCCGGTAAAGCTCGACGAAACGACGAAGGTGCAGCCGGCCACAGAGAAGAAGGTCTCCCCGTCGTCGGCAAGATTCAAAAGGGCGCTCGAAGCATCGAAGACATCGAATACGCAGTTGTTGACATGAACAGTTGTCCCGCCGTCGACATCAAGGCGCTTGATTGCCGCGTCTTCGACGTTGCCGAGCCCAAAGTAGCAGTAGTCGATAGAGATCGACTGGCTCTCTTCTAGCTCGATGATGGCCTGATAGGTGGCCGTGGTCGTGAACCCGAGCCCGGTGATGCGCTTCTCTGCGCTGACGGTGTTGTCGGTGAACTTCAGCAAGAAGTCACCGGCACTCGTCCCGCGCAGGATGGAGGAACCGCTGCCGCAGCCCATCAACACAACGCTGTCAGTGGCGATGGTTAGCGCAGACACCACGTATGTCCCTGGCGGGAAGAAGACAATTCCTCCCCCGGCGCTGTCAGCTGCGGCGATGGCGGCCGTGATCGCCGTCGTGTCGTCGGTGGCGTTGTCGCCGGTTGCGCCGTAGGCGGGCGCCTTGACGTTAATGAATAGGCCAACAAAACCGGCGAGTGCCGTCTGGATATTGGTAGCGGACCCGTTCAGTAGAACTTGCCAGTTAGAAGCGCCTGCGGAGGTGATCCACTTGTCCAGGATCGCCTTTAGCGTAATCGGCTCACCAATCGTGTTCGACGGGCTGCCGTCGTAGGCTGTGCCAGTGAACGACGTGCTCCGAACCTCCACGAGCGGCGCCGAGTTCCCGATGGTAACCGTTCTGAGAAGCGTTCCGGATGAGCTTCGCAGCTCGATGTCGCAATAGGCGTCACAGTAGACTTCGGCGGCGCCGTTGGAGTCCAGCGTGACCACGTTGCTGCCTGGCTGCGTCGTCGCCTCAAAGTCGTTGTACATGACCGTGGCGGCACTGGACGACGTGCCCCGCAGAAGGAAGGTGGCCGTGCCAGAGGCGGCACCGTTGACACCAGCCGCGAGAAACTGAACCAGGGTGGCCATTAGAGACTCCTCCCGGACCATGGGGTAGAGTGCATGAACACGAGATCGGGTGGCGTGTTGTTGGTGTCGTAGCTCTTGAGCTTTTCGAAAGCCAAGTCACGGTCGGTGCGCGTCATCGCTCGCTCCTCCAGGGGCATACTGGAGTCCGCCATCAGATCATAAGCGAGCGCTAGGATAGCCCACCTCTCCCAATGGCGCTTAAAATCGGGATTATCACTTCCAGTCGAAGAGCTGCCAGGGATCCGGTGAGTCCGAAACCGAATTTGCCCAGCCTCGCTTGGCACAGGCCACAGGCGCAATTGCAGCGCACCGTCGAGGTTCTCTGCATTCCTCTCCAGGTAGTAGAAAACCGGCGTACCAAGCGACGCCTTGCTGGAAAGCTGGTTCCACCGGAAACCAGAGAGCGGTCTGACGGGGGTTTCCCCGGTCGTCTTTTCAACTTCGGCACCATTGGAGGAAGGAATGAAGGAGCCGTCGTCCATGACGTTCAACACGTCGGCGGACAAGGTGTATTCGTTAGTGTTCGCGACGACGGTCAAGAACTCGTGCTGAACAAAGTACTCGAAAAAGCGCTCCGTGGAAGCGGAAGCCAGGATGGTGTTGAGCAGATCTCGACCATGGGCCGCCTTGGCGGCCCAATGAGTATCGGTGCCGATGCCGTATTCAATGGGCAAAAGGCCGGCGCGCTTGAATGCCTTCAAGACGATCTGATCAATGGTTGGCACCGTCGCCGGAGTCGTACTGATTGCCATTAGCTGTCATACCTCGTGATGTCGGCGGCGCTCGTGCGATGGATGACAGGCAGCGTGCGTGAGTCGTCTCGTCCGCCGTCAAAACGGTTGGGGTGCTTGTACACCTGCGCGGAGCCCTCCGCGTTCATTCGCGAGAGCTGCGTTTCGTCCCGGCCTTTGGCGCAACCGTTAGCCCCGGCACACGCAAGCAATCCGCCTTCCTTTCTGACAAGTTGATGACGCATGTAGGCTGCCCCGCAGTAGTCGCAGCAGGCGCGATAGGTTCCGCGCGGCCAGTCTTTGCGGGCTTTGTTCGGAATAGTTTTCGCCATGGCTTTGCCTTAACGACTTCGCGGAACGCCTGTTCCAGAATGAAGAGCCCGAGCTTGAGGATGGGTGAGGGCATAAATAGAAAAGACCCGAGCAGCGAAGGAGTGCACGCCGCCCGGGTCTAAGGTTGCGGCTTGCCGCGTTGGGTTAGGAACCCGCGTGTGGCTCGGTGAGCAGCCCGCCCAGGTCGGCGTCGTCAACGCAGTAGTTGTTGAAGTTGCCGATCAGCGTGCACGTATTGAGCGAGAGACCGATGTCCGCGCCATTCGGGTCAGCGCCCGTCATGACCTTGATGTAGTTGTCGTTGACAATACCCTGGGCCGTCGCGCTGCTGATGAGAATGCCAACGGCGCCAGACGTCGTCTCCAGGTTGAACACGCGATTGCGCGACACCCGGAGATTGGTCGCGGCCGCGCTGACACGGACCAGCGCAACCGTTGCCGCCGCGGCGGCGCACAGGTAGTTGTCCGCAACTACCACGTCGTTCGCCGCGCCGCTGATTTCGACAATGCCACCGCCGGTGAGCGGCTCGCCTTCATCATCGCTGAGGCAGTCGTTGCCAAGAAAGCGGAAGCCAGAGCCGCCGGCTGCGACCTCCACGCCCTGATCGGCGCCCGCTGATGCGGCGGCACTCTGGACGACGATCTTATTGCCGATGAGTGAACAACCAGCGGCGCTCACCGTGATGGGAGCCGCAACGTTGTCGATGCCGGCCCAGTCCAGCACCATGTTTTCGATGGTGACGTTGGCCACGTCCAAGAGCAACGTTGCCGCCGTTGTCGTCCAGGTCAGCTTGGGCGCAGTCGACTCGTTGACGTTGCCAAGGCCAATGAGTCGCATCCCCGACACGAGAGTGACGTAGTCCGCGGCGCTCACCGACTCGGCATAACCAGGGAGCGCAAAGACCACGTCGCCCTTGCCGGAGCGAACACGGCCAGCCGCAGCCGCCAGCGTAGAGACCCGCAAGTTCTCCGAATAAGTGTCCTCGAAGATGCCGGCGGGACCCAGGTACGCGGCGACCCGCGCACCGGGGGCGAGCCAAGAGCCGTACGTGGTACGGACTCCCATGCTCTTGGAGCCTACAATGGGTAGGTTATTTCCAATGGCCATGCTGGTTTCCTTAGGAGTTGCTGAAGAACACGCAGCGAGGCTCGCTCGTGCCGTTGTCCCAGCGGCCGCTGAGGCTATAGTTCATCAGTTCGGCGTTGTGATCGATCCAGGTCTTGCTCTTGAACTTCGAGCGCCACCGCATCTGAAAGCCGTTCTCGGCGTCAGTCTTGATGGCCCAGTTGGTCGCGGTGTTCGTCCAGTACTTGAGTTGGACGCGCTTGATGTTGTTGTCGTACTCCTTGATCGTGTTGATCGCGGAGAAGTTGCCCATCTCCGGATCCATTTTCGAGCCAAGAAGCGTCGTCCATACGGCGCGCTGTTGGACAGGGTGAAGGATGGCGACTGCCTTGTAGCCCTGGATGAGACCGTCATGGTCAACCATCTGGTCGAGCTGAGCAATCGCGGCGTTCCAGCTCGCCGTGCTCGGCGCCATGCTAGTGGCCAACATGTTGCTGAAAGTGCCACCGGCGGGCAGAGGGTGAGACGTGGAGGCAAGGGCAACCCCGTCCGGGCCAGGAAAGGCGGCGTTCGTTGCACGAGCCAGCAAGTTGGTGCAATCGATATCGGCAGTCTTGAAGCCAGCCCGCTTCAGGCGCTTGATGGCCTGAATCACCTTCGGGTACTTCGAGTCGTCCATCGCCTCCTCCGTGACGATGTACTTGGCTGCGAATTTCCGCGCCTGGTACCGCTTGGTATAGCCTTCGGTAATCGTCAACGGGACGATCTCCGTACCTTCTGCCGTCTCGGCGATAAGGCCGCCGCCAGCGTATTCCTGGTCGTCTTCGTAGTTGTCGCTCATTGGGCGGTTTGCCATCCACTTTGGATAGTCAAGGTCCGCCTCTACACCGTCGTACTCGTCGGTGATAATCGCGTCGAGCGTCGACTTCAGGTTCAACGCGACGGTGGAGGTGAAGATTTCGCCTGCCATGTTAGTCTGTTCCTATTCCTTGAGAGTGAGGGTTACGCCAGGCCCGTGGCAGTGAACATGGGCTCGCGGCCTTCGTTCAGCTGGACGAGCAACTTGACGTTCGCACCCGAGAAATCGACGTTCTCGGCCGACTTGCTGATGCCGAAGATTCGGAAGTGCGCGGTGGCAGAGCCGGTGCTCGTTAGGTCGAGCTGCGGGTCTGCGCGGGGCTTGTCCGGGTTGGAGATGTCCCGGGTGTAGACCAGATCGGCGTTGTGCTCGATGATGGCCCGGTACGCCGCTTCGGTCGTCAGAGCGCCGTTGCGGTGATCGATCTCCCAGACGTCGCGCCCGAACGGAAGCACGGCAACGCGCGTCTCGTTGGCCTTCGTCGAATAGCTCGTCCCACTCGGGTAATAGGACGCAGGCCGGGACTTCGTTCCCGAGTAGTCGAGCTTCACGTTGAGGAAGCCGACAATGACACCGAACGGAACGGCGCCAGACGTCGTCGTGTCACCGGCGAGCGCAAAGGTCCCGTCCGTGAGGCGTTGCACTGGGTCACCAATGGACAAGCCGACGCTCTCGTTGGTGTTGATCAGAGGAGCGTACGCCGAAGCGATGACGCCTTCGATCGCCGAAGTGCGGCCAACGCCCGTGATGGAACTGTAGAAGCGGAAGCCGTACTTATGTCGATTGTCAGCCATGGTGTGTGTTCTTTCCCCAGGACGGGATTAGGAGTGCTTAACGAAAGACTGGAGCCTGGTTTTGCTCTAGGTCTGAGATGTCGACCTCTTCACGGGCGCCGGCTAACGGGACCCGTTTCTCAAGGTCATTGCGCTTGATTCGATCCATCAGCTTGTCGTAGTACGACTGCCCCGTGAGGCCCGTTGGACCGTTGAGGAAGATCTCGATGGCTCGCTCCAGGGAGCAACTAAGGAGAAAATTCCCTCTCCAGGCGAGCGGTTTGCCGTCGACAACAGGCTCCCCGAGAACGATGCGCACGCCGTCAGGCGTGGCCTCTTCGAGCCGAAAGCCGATGCTGATGTAGTACTCGAATGAGTAAGGGTGCTGCGTATCCTTGGGCGCAAGCACGTACTTGCGTTCAGGGTCGGCGTTTATCAGCTGGCCATCGTGGCCGGCCTCGTGCGTCGGGCGCGTTTTCGGCGTGACTCGTGTCTGGTTCAGATCCGGCGATTGTCGGTGCCGGACGACCTGCGATCGTTGCATGGATCAGCTCCTTGATTCTGTCGGGTGGATTAGCAAAACGCTATCCAATTACTTGTGCATTTGGATTAGGCCACCGATTAGGGCGTCGAACGGCGCGCCTTCTGCGCCTCGCGCTGCGCGCGGATGCCTGGGCCTTTTGCCCACTGCGCGTAGACCTTCTTCTCGTCTCCGTTGAAGCGGTCGCCGTACATGGCCATAGCCATCCCCTTCTCCGCCTTGCCCATCTTCACCACGTTGTTCTTCTGGTCCATGTTTCGCCTGTTGTTGCCGGAGAATCCGGTAAATTGCTGACGCTCCCGCTCGGTAGGCTCGATGCGAGCGCCCGGAAGACGAAACTGCATCCGCGCGGCGTTCATCGCCTGGCGAACGGTCTCGTCTGACTCCGGGGCGCCTTGCGCCACAAGCTGATCATAATGGCCGCGTGCCCAGCGGTTCGCCGCCGAGTTGCTGCGGACGTCGGCATACTCGGTACGGTAGCGCTGCTCGGCCGTCGCCGCGAGCAGCGTCGGCATGCTCTGCTGAATGGCGCGCCGGGTCGCGATGTTGATGCGTTGTTGCTGAAGCTCCCGCGACTTGCGATCAAACTGCGTGAGGAGTTCAGGGGAGAGCGAGCGAGCTGCCTTGTGCGCCTCCCATTGAATGCCTAGGGCTCGCTCTTGTTCGGAGATGGCATCTTCTTCCGCCTTCCATGGGTCGGGAGAATCGGCAGGCGCGGGCCCAGCCACGCCACTACCAGCAGAGCGCGAGCGAAGTTCGGCAAAGTCCTGCGCCAGACGTAGCTGATGGGCCTCTGCGGCGCGGATACGCTCTTCATGGTCTCGGGCGCCTCCTCCTCCACTTTGACCCTCCTTCTCGCCGACCGTAACCAGCGTCTCGCCGTCGGATTCGATGAACGAAACCGGGGTTTCGTCTTTCTTGACTTTTTCTTCGATGTTAACTTCGATGTCTTCGTCCATGTTATTCCTCGTTGCCGAAAAGCAGAACTTGAGGGTGAACACCGAGCACTTCGGCAATCACGATGATCGCGCCGATGGATGGGCTCGTGAGCCCTCGCTCTATGTTGCTGATGGTCTGATGCACGTATCCAGCCTTCTCGGCTAGGACCAGTTGGCTCATGCCGGCCGCGTGGCGCGCGTCTCGCAAACGTTTGCCAAACTTGCTAGGGAAGTCGTTCTTATCAAACGGACGGGTCATAGTAAGCAGCTACCTTTTTCCCCGTAGTCTGCTCCACGCCATCCGTTACACGAACGAACCGGTGATCGTAGCCGCCTTCGGAATTGGCGACGTTGACGATCTTCACCAGCTTCGCGTGGTAGTCGGCAGCCAGGTCCTCAGAGCTGACAATGTCGCCATCGCGAATGACCATGATGGATAGCTCTACGCCGTTGACTTCGCCGACTGGCTGCATGAATGGCGCGTACTTCTTGAATCGCACGATATCGCCGACGTCAAAGCCGGAAGAGCGCAGGGAATCGAGGGCCTGCAGACCGGCAGCAACGATGATGCCTCGCGGGGCCGTGTTGCGGTCATAGGCAATCCGCTGCTCGGGTTTGACGATGGAGCCGCCGGCGGCATACGTCTGGCGCTCGGTCATGGTGATTTGCCAGATGTACACCTTG